GTGCGCAGGGCGGTCTCCATCAGTCGTCTCCGAAATCCGGCCAGAGCTTGCGCGGGTTGCGCCAGCCATGGCCATCGAGCCGCGCGGCGCGGGCGCGCGCGTCGAGCCTGCGCAGCGCCCGCCGTTCGAGTGCTAGGGCGAGACGGTCGAATGCCGGGACACGCACGCGGATCATGCGAGCCTCAGCACGCGCCACGGGCGCCACAGCGCGGCGATCGCCGCCGGGGGCTCGGCAGCGGCAGCCTCGCCTTCACGGTGGAGGTAGGCGGCGAAGCGCAGGATGCCGTGGCGCAACCCGTCTGGCAGGTGCGCCCAGTCTGCCGCGAGCCCGGCCTCCAGCGTCGCGACCACCCGGCTGACGAAAGGCCCACGCCGTAAGCGCAGCTGCGCCGATCCATCGCCCGACAGGTGCAGATCGTATTCATCGTCGGCCAGCGCGGTCCGCGAAGCCTCCGCATCGGTCAGTTCGACGCTCGTCACCTGCGCGATCGGACGGGTGACAAGCCGCGTCCATTCATGGCTCGCATCGCGAGTTTCCTCGATGGTCGCGGCCAGCGGGGTGAGGCCGGTAAAGGCCTCGCACGCCTCCACCCCCGCACCGATCAGCGCGGTCAGCTGCGCATCGTCGACGGTGCGGGTGATGCCGAGCCAGTGCTTCAGCTCGGCCAGCGCGGGCGAGAGATCGCCGGTAGCCAACACCATGCGGGTCATGGGCGGTCTCCTGAATTGTCGTAAAAGGAAGGCGCCCGCGTCGGCCAAGGGGGCAAGCCGACGCGGGCGCGGGGTGCGTAGAAGCGATGGCTCAACCGCACCCGGTCGGCGTCAGGCTTCGATGCGGAGCAGCTTGATCGCTGCGCTGTCGAGCACCTGTCCGCCGATCCGCTTGGTCGCGTAGAAGTGGACGAAGGGCTTGTTGCTGAAGGGATCGCGCAGCACCTGCGTGGCCGAGCGTTCGGCGATCAGATAGCCGTGGCGGAAATTGCCGAAGGCGATCGGGTATGCGCCGCCCGCGATGTCGGGCATGTCCTCCGCCTCGACCACCGGATAGCCGAGCAGGCGATCGGGTTGTCCTTCGACGAGGCCCGGTTGCCACAGGAACGCGCCGTCGACGGTCTTGAGCTTACGCACCTCGGCCAGCGTGGCGGAATTCATCACGAAGGCCGCGCCCTGCCGGTGCCCGGCTTTGAGCGTGTGGACCAGATCGATCAGCGTCAGGTCGGGATCGTCGCCCAGCCCGGTCGCACTGCCCGTGCCGATATATTGCACAGACCCGAAGGCGCGCGATCCATCGCCGAGCGTGGAGGTGGTCGCCTTGAGGAAGCCCCTAGGCTGGTTGGTGCCGCTGCCATTGACGAAGGCGGCTCCTTCGGCGCGGGCGAATTCCATCGCGATCTCGCTCGCCAGCCAGGATTCGAGGTCGAAGGCCGCATCGTCGAGCATCGACTGCGATGCCGCCGGGTTGGCGTAGAGGTCGCCTGTCGGCGGTGCGATTTCGGCAAAGGTGGGCGTATCGGTCTCGTCGCGCTCGCCGATCTCGCTCGCCCAGCCGCTCGCGGTGCCGCCGGTGGAGATGAGCTTGCGATAGCCCGCAGTGCCCGTCTGCACGACCTGAGCGATGGCGCGAATGGGGCTGATATCGGTCAGCTCGCGGGCGATCATCGCGTCGATCTGGCGGGGCACGGCATAGCCGCCATCCGAGGGCACGGTGCCGGAGATCGACTTGATCTCGTGCACCGCACCGCGCCGCAGGTAGCCATCGACGAAGCCCTTCACTTCGGCAGGCGCGCTGTCGCCGGAGCCGAGCGCGGGGCGCTGCGCCGCGCGGCCAATCCTGTCGACGCGGGCCTTCACCTCGTCGAGATCGGTACGGATCGTGGCGACGTTCTCTTCGAGCGCATCCTGCCGCGCGACGATATCGAAGCTGGCGTCGAGCGGATCGGGGGTGTCGGTAATCGGGGTCTGGATATCCATGGGGCAGTTCACCTTTCTTGGGCAGGGGAAGGGGTGGCGGGCGCCGGTCCGGCGAGCGGATGGGGCTCGATTTGACGGGTGGCAGGCGCGAACGTAGGCTCCCCCGGTCATGCAGAACGGGGGGACCGGGAGATGATCCATTCGATAAGGGCCGCATGTGCGGCGGTGGTTCTGGCGGGTACGCTCACCGGGTGCAGCGAGCCGTCGGCGGCGAGCAACGATGCCGAGGCTGGCGCGACGCCGGTGGCGGAAAGTGCGCCTGCAACCGAGGCGGCGGCGAAACCGTCAGCGAGTGCCAGTGCGACCGCCGAGGCGGGTTGGTCCGGGTTGCACGACGCGGCCACGCAGGCGAAGCTGAAGGCGCAGGTCGACAAGTTCTTCAATGACTACAACGCCGGGCCCTTCGAGTTGATGTTCGTCGACAGTTTCAGCGGCAACGATCACGCCCTGTCCGCCGGGAAGCTGGCGTTCGATAAGGGCGCGCCGGCGATCGTGATCGCGATCGACCAGCGCGAGATCTTCTTCGTCGGCGACGAAGGTTTCGGGCCCGCTTTCACCGAGCCGACGACCAAGGCGATGGCCGCGAAGTTCGATAAGGGGGACTATACGGGCGGCATTGACGTCGGCCTCGACGCGATCTTCAAGGACTGGGGCTTCGAATAGTCCGCGCGTCAGCGCATCAGATGCACCCGCGCGCCATGCTGTAGCGGGTGGGTGACGAGGCTGATTTCGATGAGGTCGACCGCGAGCAGTTCGCGGCCTTGGGGGCCGTGGCGGGCTTGCGTGGCGCGATATCCGAAGCTGAGCCCGCTGACGGAGCGCGCGGCGAGTAGCGCAGCGGCGCGGCTGGCGGGCCGGTCGATCCGCGCGACGACGCGCAGGCCTTTCGCATCCTCACCGATCCGCTCGACCGTGCCGATCCGCTGACGCGGGTCGTGCTGCCAACAGAGTGGCAAATGGTCGTTGGATCGCGCGAGCGTGGCGGCAAAGGCTCCGTGGCGAATGGTATCGCGCGCGGCGTCGGCAATATCGAACAGCGCTGCGTAACCTGCGATCCGCAAGACCCTCCCCTCCCCGGCGGGGAGGGGATCGAGGGGAGGGGGTTCTGTGATCTCGGGCGTGAGTACACCCCCACCCGACCTCCCCCTCAAGGGGGAGGAGGTACGCAGCGACACACTCATTTCAGCAGCCCCGGCACGCCGAGCCGCACCGCAATGCCGAGCAGCAGCAGCGCGCACATCCCGCGCACCAGCCACTCGATCGCGGCCTTCCACGCGCTTGCCTTGGCATCGCGCCACGCCTGCAAAAGCTCGCGCAATTCGTCGATATCGCCCGAGGCGGCCTCGTCCGACAGGCCGATGCGCACCAGCGCACGGTTGGCACCCAGTTCGCCCGCTTCCTCGGCGATGGCGCGCAGGGTGACGAGTTCGGCACCCTCGGTCCGCGCCTGCGCGAGCAGCGCGGCGAGCATGTCTTCATTGGTCATCGTGAACCCTCCATCGGAGCGAGCCCCAGCATCGCGCGGCGTTCCTCGGGGGTGAGAAAATCCGCTTCGCTGACCTGCTTCCACAACCGCTCACGGTCTTCGGAGAGCGCGGGCACCCGGTCGAGATCGACCGCGATGCTTGCTCCGTCGAACCACGGCGCCATCCCGGCAGCGATCCCGCCGAAGATCTTGTCCGCCAGCGGCAACAGCGTCAGCCGCCACAGCGCGCGGTTGGCCTCGCGGTAATTGGAATAGGTGTTGTCGCCCGGCAGGCCGAGCAGCATCGGCGGGACCCCGAAGGCGAGCGCAATGTCGCGCGCTGCGGCTGCCTTCAATGTTGCGAAGTCCATGTCGGCGGGCGAGAGCGCCATGCTCTGCCAGCTCAGCCCGCCTTCGAGCAGCATCGGGCGGCCCGCATTGCCTTGGCCCTGGAAGGCGCTGGCGAGTTCGGCCTTCAAACGCTCGAACTGGTCCGCCGTCAGCCCCTGTCCGTCGCCCGGCTGGTAGACGAGCGCGCCGGAGGGCCGCGCGGCGTTTTCCAGCAGGGCGTGGTTCCACCGGCTCGCCGCGTTGTGGATCGCGATGGCCTGCGCGGCGGCGGACAGAGCGCCCGCGCCATAGTGATCGTCGCCGGGGTTGAGGCACTTGAGGTGGATCAGCTCGGGCCAGCCATCCTCGTCCTCCAGCGGGATCACATGCGTCTGCGCGCCGAGATGATAGGCAAAGGCTGCGGGCCAGCCGTCGGCGCGCTGGCGGATCGTCACCCGCTCGGGCCGCAGCGCGAACAGCTCGACCGGCC